CAGATCGAGATGCACCTGACCCTCGCCTTCGAGCAGGGCTTCCGGCTTGCCGCCAAGCCGGTGACAGTCGAGATCGTCGAACAGGTGCTGTCGCGTGCGATCGACGACCTCGAACCCACGCTGACCCGCAACGGCTACGACGCGGGTGCGCTCGCCAGCCAGCTCAACACCCGGCCGTCCGACGTGCGCGCTTTCCTCGCCGGAACGCTGGACGCGGAGCACACTCGCGAACTGACCGAGCGGCTCCGCGAGGCGGGGGTGCCGATATGACGACGTCGCAAGCCGTTGCACGACATCGGTACTTTCTCCAGGTGTGCTTCATCGCGGTCGCATCCACGGTCTGCGTGTTGGTGACAGACGCACTTTCGTTCAGGTCACCGGCCAATATGACCTGGATGATCGGACTGCCCGTTGCAGTAGGAATGATCGCGAACGTCGGTTGGGGTCGACGGTGCTTCATGGCCATGGCTCTGCTGGGTGTTTCCCTGATCGTCGGGACGTTGGTCGGCGTGAACTTCACCAGCTATGGCTGATGTACATCATCGCATTCTCAGACTGGCAGAAAGCGTGAGCAGGCCGACTACGATTGCGAGCAGGCGCGGATGATGGCGAGCACATTGTCATTTAACATGAGCAGGCTGGCCCACCCACTGTCAGGCAATCTGGGCAGAAATTCGCTCCGTTTGCGAGCAGAGGCTGCTACGATTGCGAGCGCCTACACGTACCGAACGAACTGGTGATGTTGTCGTTGTACGTGCTGTCGAGATTGACGTCCCAGCCATCCGCATACACCTCGCGGATCTTCGGCATGTCGAACGCGGAGGAATTCGAACTCGTCGTCCCGACAAAATTGATACCGCCCGGTATGCCAAGCGACTTCATCAGGGGATAGGCGAAGGTGTACTGGGTGATCTTCAGGTCATCAAAGACGATGGCGATCGTCGCACGGCCACCCGCCTTGCCAAGCAGCGCGTCGAACTTCGTCACCTTCGAATGCGGGATGTCGCCGGTCGGGCCGACGACCAGGCCCACCGTGCCCCCGCCAGGCGAGTTGAGCGATGCGTTGTCCGAGACGTGCATTGCGCCCCACAGCTTACCCATGAGCAGCGGCGACGGCGTCTCGTACAGCGTCCCGAACGTCGGCCCCGCCTGCAAAGCGCCGAAGCGCTTCAGCACGACCGACATTCCGCCCGTCTGGCGACCCGCATCCATACCGACGTCGCCCAGCACGGCGATGGTGCCGAGCAGGCTGGTGTCGAAGCTGCCGATGTCGTTCTTGGTGGCGGTCGCGCCAACCGTGCCGGTCGACGTGACCTGAAGGCGCTTGGTGCCATAGGCCGGGCTATCGGTCGCAAGCTGCACGTCGGCACCATTGGCCGCAGTCCAGTTGGTCAGGCTCTCGAAGTCTTCGAGGATGACGGGCGGGGGCAGCACGACATGATAGGACTTCGCTGCCCTGTTTGCTCCGCTCTCGACGCCAGCGACCGCGAGGCGATACCCTTCATCTGCCGCTTGGGACACGTAAGTCGCACTGGTCGCGCCAGGAATAGCGGTGAAGCTGACGGGGCTCGCCAGCTTCATGCGATACCACTGCACATTGGTCCAGGCCGCGTTGAGCGTATAGGTCTGCCCGGTCGAACCATCCGCCGTCGCGCTGACCAAGCCGTAGGAAGGAACGACGCCGTTCAAGGTCGGGGACGGAATAGGGGTGGGGGTAGGCGTCACCGATCCCACGGGCTGCGGGACGGTCGCGCCCAGATCATCTTCTACGACCACCGAATAGGCAATGGAGCCGTCTGGCTGGCGCGTTCCTGCCACACGATAGCGCGCCAGCTTGCGCCCGACACCGATCGCCGCCAACGCCTGAGCCATCAGACTGGCCTGGCTGGCCGCGACGATCTCGATTCGCGTGTCCCGGTACCCAACCCCAACGCCTGGCTCGTACTCCCGCAGAGCGACGGTCGAAACCGGATAGGGCAGGCCCTGCGACATCAAGTTGCCGTTAACCACCGAGAAGCCGGGAGACGCATCCCCCAGAACCTCAACCTTCCCCGTCGTCAGACCGGAGATAGCCGCTTGGAACGGGCGGCCCTGCACGCCCTGGGTGGTGGAGAGGGTGAGAGCATTGAGCGCCATACTGCCTCCATGCGGCTACGGGGTGGCGGGCTGTACCGCCGTTACAGGCGAATGACGTCGCGGACGTTCAGGCCATCGCCGCAACAAAAAGGCCGCCGCCCGAAAGCAGCGGCCATGAGGCTGGGGAGAAACCCGGCAGGGGTTACTTGGCCGGCTTGGTCGCCTTCTCCAGATCGGCCTGGAGTGCCGCCACCTGAGCCTTGAGGTCGGCGTTCTCGGCGGTCAGCGCCTCGACCCGATCGCTGGCAGCAGCATCCGCTTCGGCGTCGACCTTGCGGCCGAAATCGGGAATGTCGCCCTTGATTTCGATCTTGTCGCCGCCCTCAGTCTCGATGTGCTGAGCGCCGTCCTTATCCTTGGCAGTGATCGTCACGCTCTGGCCCGGCTCCACCCAATAGGTGCCACCCGACGCCAGATTGATGCCACGGGGGCCGGGCTGATAGTTGGTCTTCTTCATGATCCGGCTCCCTTAGATGTTGTCGCGGTAGCTCATCGTCTTCGGACGATAGAGCTCGAACTGACCGACGTTCATCACGCCGTCGACACGCCAGGTCATGGACGAGGTCTGGAACAGCGGCATGAACTCGAACATGCCTGGCAGGAAGAACTCCATGTTGTCGGGATTCTTCTCGTAGGCGACGATGCGCCCAGTGCCGCCAGCGCCCGCCGTTTCCAGCTCGCGGCTCGGACGAATATCGAGCGGCTGCTTACTGATAGCCGTGTATGCGTTGTTCTCGCTGATATACTTGAGGATCGATTGATCCGTATTAGGCATACGCGTGCGGTTGGCGATGAGGAACTTGCTGGTCGGGAACAGCACGGCATTGGCGAGCGCGGTTTCGCGGCTGTTGACGTACACATCCGTCAGAGCAGCGTCGGTGTCCGCCGACATTTGATCAGCCGTCGCGGTCCCCCAATTACCAAACGGCGCAGGGGCGGTCGGGACGACCGTCTGGTTGATCATGCCCCGAAAGTTCTTCTCGCCCGTGTCGCCACGGATGACGCGATCGTAGATGAACTTCTCGGCGATCATGCGCGCGGCCGACGCCTTGCGTTCGGCGAGGTTGGAGCCGCCTTCGCTGACACCGGGGTTCTGCGCGACCATGCGAGCGAAGCGCTCGACCTCACGGCGCGACAGCTCATAGCCGACGCCCGCCAAGTGGAACTGCGTCACGCCCTGGTTGAAGTTGATCGACGCGTTCGGAACGTCGAAGGCCTTGCCGCCCAGATATTCCGCCTTGCCCGCGACATCGCCGGAATAGACCAGCGTGCCGACGTCCCACATATCGCCATCGGTGTTGACCGGAACAAGCCCGGCATAATCGAAGCTCGGATACTTCTGACCGATGAACTTGTGCGTGCGATAGAGCGCCGGCTGAGCGAAGCCGACGACCTGCTGCGCGTCATGCAGGTCCAGCGTGGGTGCCACGCCAAACGAGCGGGCCGCGTCGCCCAGATTGATGATGTTCGGTGCGTACATGGTTCAGCCCCCTCTTACTGCTGCACGACGCGCAGGCGGACGGGGGCACCGCTCGACACCGCATCGGTGAAAGTTGCCGGAATGGCGGTGTTGCCGGTTGCGGTCGTGGTGAACGCGCCCGCTGCGGTCACATAGGCCGCCGCGTCCTTGGTCGTGTTGCTGCCCGCGACGACCCAGATCGTGCCCTGATCGAGCAGCGACATGGTGCCATACTGCGGGTGAACGTCCGCCGTACCGGTCAGGCCGGGAACGACGCCAATGTCCGCGATCACGATGCCCTTGAACTTCGTGCCGGGGGTCGCCGTGACCTGCTTGCCGACGCCGGTCGAGAAAACGGCCTTGCCGAACGCGATACCGGCCGCGTCTGCGGCGATTGCGGTCGGGCGGGACTGGGTGTTGCCATCCGCCAACATGCCGGGGAAGCCCTGGGCATAGTCGGTGAGATACGTGTCCTGAACGGTGATGGGCATGTCTCTTCCCCCTCCTTATGCCGCGTCGGCAGCGTTGAACGGCTTCTTCCAAGCCGACGACAGATCTGCCCGCTGCTGGGCTCGATCCTTGAGATATTCGCTCGCCGCGTCGGTGACCTGAGCGGGCGCGCCGATCGGCTGGACCTGCTGCTGATCGACCTTCGTGTCCTTGGTCAGCGCGTCGAACGCGATGCGGACATGCTCGCCTTCGTAGGCGTTGCCCGGCATGGCCTTGTCCACGACCGCCTTCATGATTGCTGCCTCGTCCATCGCGTCGGTGACGGTCACACCATTGGCCTTAGCCTTGGCTTCGATGACCGCGAACGCCTTGCCCGCGTCGCGAAGCTGCTGAAGCGTTGGCTTGGCGTCTGCCAGGTCCTTCTTCAGCTTGGCGATTTCCGCGTCCTTGGCGACCAGCGTGGCGGCGTCGGTAACGGCCTGGGCTTCCAGGTTGGTGACCTTGCCGGTCGCAGCATCACGAGCGGCGATCAGCGTCTGTACGGTGGCGATTGCCGTATCGGCGTTCGCCATGTCGACGGTCAGCCCGTCGATTAACATGGTCTTCACGGGCTTCTCCTGGTCGTGAATGTGGAAGGGGTAACAGTCCATCTTCATGCCGGACTTCATGCCGCCGCCCTCAAGTTCAGCGAGCGCGTTTTTCATCTGCTCCATCATGAGCATCTGACTCTTCTCGCCCTCTTTGCCGGTAGTCGGGGCAGAGCCGTTCATGTGTTTCTCGTGGAGCGCTATGGCCTTCTTGAGCCATGCGGCGGCCTCTTTCGCTCCATCCTCCAACGCGATAGGCAACGCGTCGCAGATCGCGGCATCGCCGATGCGGCAGGTTGGCCCTGCGCGCCCGCGATCCACCAACGCGATGTGGTTGCCGGTTATGTTGGTCTGACGTGCCGCGCACTTGGTGCCGTCAGCCGCAGTGAAGTCGCCAAACTCGACGTCGCAGGCATAGCCGTTGGACAGTTCGCGCTTGCCCGCATTGACCTTCGCCACGGTGGGGGCGTCAGTCAGCATCAGGTCGAAGGCGAGATATTCGCCATCACGCATCGCGCCCATGATCGTCCCGCGCGCGTGCGTCCGCCAATTATCAGCGGTGACGGGCTGCGACGGGTGATCGTCGGTAATGGGCTTGCCGATGAAGCTGCGGACGGCGCGTTCGTCAAAGACCTCGCTTTCGTCGCGCAGCACGTTGACGACTGCCGTATCCCGAAGCCCATGCGTGTTGTCTGGGTCGATCTCGCGACCGGCATACTGGTACACGCCGGTTCGGGCGGCTCGTGCGCGGACAGCCAAAGCACCGCCTTGCAGCGGGCGGGGGGCGTCGAGCGTCAGGGCGTCAGAAAACAACACATTACGTGGTTACGCCGAAAGCCCGCCTGCTATTTACCGCCGTCAACGCCTTTGATTGGCTGATTGCTCTTTATAGGTAGCCCATCGGCAATTACCGGGCTTGTAGCCTTGTTCGTTATCAATCCTATCAATTGACATTCTGGGGTGTGGCTTCTTGCCCATATCCGCCAGAAATTGCTCAAAAGAGCCTGCCCATTCCTGGCAGACCGTGATGCCTCGTCCGCCATAATTGGCATATTTGGGGTGTTTTGGGTTGCCGCAACGGGTCTTCATTGATTGCCATGTTCTATATTCAGGGCTTGGCGCACCCGCTCTCGCATGGCCGTGGGTAATTTTCAGGTCGCCATTCTTAGCCTGATCAACGCGCAAACACCCGCAGGATTTCGTGCTTCGTGCACCATTTTTCCTCAGCTGATTGATGGAAACGATGATCACCGAGTCGCAATCGCAGCGGGCATATACCTGCCTGTGCTTCTTTCGTCCGTATACTTTAGGCTCGGCTTCCCTCAGAACAGTTAACCTGCCAAATTTGATGACACCATCAAGTGCTTCGTTTAAAGGATTCACAGCCATTTCGCTACTCCAATAGCGGTTTAGGTCAGGGCCGGTCGGGTGTTCCACCACCTTTCCGGCCCGAATTTCATACACTATTCTTCCAGCCACTCCAAGTACGCCCTTGCCCTACAGCCGCAGTAAGGCTGGGTTCCGGGTGGTCCATCTGCGGGTGGATCAGACCATTCAAAGATCTTACCATCACGCTCGACATGGTTCTGTCGAGGATGGGCCTTTCTTGAATGGACCCAGACATATTTCGTTATGCCTGCTTGCTCGGCTCGGGCCTGCGCCAACCTCGCAGTGGTCTTTTGCAATTGGTCCGCTGCCACGCGTAAACTGCGGTCGCGCGCCATGCCCGTCGCTTTTCGGATTTCGGCAGCGACATCGCGAGCAGGGCTGCGGGAACGGAGGCCATTGAAGACGGCTGTCGCGATCCTCTGGCGCGCTTGGCTGTTGATGTCCCGGACTAAGCTGACGTTCCATTCCAGCACCTCCGACAGTGGCTGGCTCACATCATTGCTGGTCAGCATCGTGGAAAGATCGACATCCGTGGCTGCAAGCGTTGCGCCAATGAACTTCGACCGCTCCCATTTCTCAACCTTGAATAGCCAATCGCTCATCGCCACACGTAGCGACAGCACGAGGCGTAGGAATTCGTTCTCCGCCTGATCCAGCTCGTTGTTGATGTCGCCAGCCGCGTCCGTCGTCAGCGCGGAAAGGCTGCGCTCGTATTCCGCCAGGATCGCGTCAGTGCGGCGCGTCCAGATGGCTACGACAGGGGCGTAGACTGCTGCGTAGAGGTTTGTCGCGAAGGTGGAAGGGGGCCGGATATCCCGGAA